GGTCCTGGCGTGTCTCCACGCTGGGTCTACTGCGGGCAATGTTGCCCCAAAAGTCTAACGACCTATGAGGTGATATATGTCCACATTGATGGTGCTTAAGCAGATTGAATCAGTTGCTCTCTCCCTCGGGAAAGAGTTTATCGCCGAAAACGGACTTAAGTTCGTTCTAAGCCTGATTCCCCGTGAGCATTACGCTTCGGTGTTAGCTGCACTATCTAAGTTGTTAGAGCTCTCTGCTTCTCAGTCGTCGGCCGATCCCTTCAAGGGCTTGGATATTTCCGATTACGAAAAAAGCATGCATCTCTGATGACGCGCACGACCGATGTCGAGTTGCTAACATCGTGTCAGTATACGTCATGTGACACTAGTGGGTGTTTAACCCAATTGCTAGATGATCCTACGTACTGCACGGCTACGCATACGCGTCGTGACGAAATAACAACAACGATTCCCGATTCATCTGGGTTTCGCCAACCTACGCCTTACAAGGCTTCCGGTTGGTCTCGAGTAGCTTTTAACGGCTATTTACGAGGTCTTGTTGTTTTCCCGTCGTACGGTATTCAGCGTTCTTATGAGTTTCGTGGAAATCCTACTGCTGCGGGGAATAACTTTGCCCCTCTACCAGTAGATCCTCCACTTGCCTCTGCCGCTGATGTCAGCCAGAATTCCGTTAACCGTGCTGTTACTTCTGCCCTTTTAAAGGCTAAGGAACAGAAAGTTAACCTGGCTGTCGCTTTTGCTGAGTTTGAAAAATCAGCAAAGCTTATCGCAGATCGTGCTTTAAGTCTCTTCCGTTCTTACCGTGCACTTCGTCAGGGTAACCTGCAAGGTGCTTGGGCCGCTATAGCGCTTCATCCGGGCAATGCCTCGAAAAAAGTTGCAACAACGGTCCTTGAGGTTCAGTACGGTTGGCGTCCTCTTATGCAGGATGTATCTGGTGCATATGATTTAGCCCGTGATGGGTTAAAGCTTGATGGTGCCCTTATAAAGGTGCTGTCTATTGTAACAGATATTGACGAGGACTCCGATGATAGCCTATTAACTCTGAGAAGAGACAATATTGGCTTCAATCTAAACACGTATGATCTACGTACTAGGATTGCTCGTGTTAGCCTGTTTTACAGGGTTAATAACGAGTCATTAAGAGCAGCTGCCAACGTTGGTGCGACCAATCCACTCACGATTGCGTGGGAGTTAACCCCGTACTCGTTCGTTTTAGATTGGTTTCTCCCAATTGGAAACTTCCTTGATGCGCTTGATGCTACAACAGGCACGTCATTTGTTTCTGGTACTCTGACCCGGCTTTCCCGAAACCGGCGCATCTTGCGCTGCTACGGTGGGGTCACACGAGAGTCTGGAATTTCTTCCAGTAGCTCTGAAGGCTCGGTTTCGATGCTTCAAGAGTCCTTTGCTATGCAAAGGACGGTTTATCTTGACTCCCCGATGCCGCTCCCTTACGTGAAGAACCCGTTCTCCGGTCAGCATGTTGCTAACGCAACTGCTTTGATCCGTGGACGATACCGCTAATCCACTTAAAGTTGAGGCACATATGCCTGCATTTGCTCCCATCGCCATCTTAGATGGTGCTAGTACACCCGTAAGTCATACTTATGCCCCTGTTCGGATCGACGCCAACGGCGTAGCTCTTTTACAGGAACGCGTAGGTGGGGTCCCTGTTGGGTACCCTACTATGACCTGGAGCGTGCGTCCGCCTACATCACAAGGTTCTACTTACAAGGTAACTTGTAAGCTTGTGATTCCTAAGGTGGTCACAACCACTGACTCTACCGGTAAAACCGTAACCAGTGTCGACTATAGTAATCAAGTCGAGACCATCTACACCGTGTCCCAGCGGTCTACTCAGCAGGAGCGCAAAGATATTCGCGTTCTTAATGATAACCTGCAAAACCACGCTGTAGCACAGGCCATCGTCGAGTACCTCGAGTCCATCTATTAAAGATGCGCTTTTGGTACTTAATTACTAGTTGCTTGAGGATAATCCCATGCAAGAAGTCAGCTCAGTTGACTTTAGTCGCTCTTGTTTCACTAGCTCAAGCTCTAAAGCTATTCTTAGGGCTTTACAGAAAGCCGGTTCGGCCAAAGCAGGAGAAATCCTTGCCTCAATCGATCGTGCTGACTGGAGCGGAGTTGTCGGAGTTGGAATTGATCACGGATCCTACATGGATTCTGAATCGTTCAGCCTCGACTACCTCGCCGTGTCTCTCCTTAAGAAGTATCCCGAATTCAAACTCGGAATAGATACTGCTGACGTTGCGATACAAAGTTTTCTTGCTAGTGAAAGCTCCTGTTCGAAAGTTAATGAATCCATAGTAAGGCCTGAACTGGCACCTTCCATTGGTGTTAGTCGTGAGTCGTATATTCATACGGCTCGTCGTAAAATCAGCTCTTTATTGGGTGAGTTCTCCTGGGACAGTGCTGCGTTACACTTTGGTTTCTCCGGTGGCGCTTCTACGCGTCTTAAGAGAAAGTCTGGTGCACCGTACTATAAATATCAGGGTAAACCTGAAACGACTCGCAATAACGCGGTTGCTGCTATTTGCGCGATCCGGAGTATACCACTCTGGGCCGAACAGATGGCTTCCTTATATGGCCAAGACCCTAGGAATTGGGTTGAGGTTGTTGAGGGCAGTCGTATAACCACCGTTGCTAAGTCAGCTAAGACCGATAGAGTGATTGCCATTGAGCCTTGTATGAACATGTTCATACAGAGAGGAGTTGGCCACTTAATCAGGACTTCTCTAAGATCTGTTGGTATAGATCTTAACGACCAGACTCGGAACCAGATATTGGCCCGTGAAGGTAGTGCAGACGATAGTCTTACGACTATTGATCTTGCGAGCGCGAGTGATAGCATATCGCTAGAACTTGTGAAGCTGCTCCTGCCGAATGATTGGTTCGACGCTATGTGTGTCTGCCGGTCCGAAGTAGGGATCTTACCTAACGGCATAAAGCACCGTTTTGCTAAGATATCCTCTATGGGTAATGGCTTCACGTTTGAACTCGAGTCCCTGATTTTTTGGGCTCTGAGTAAAAGCGTAGTCGACCTGCTAGAGGTTAGCGACCGTCGTGTAGGCATTTACGGAGACGATATAATCGTTTCTAAAGATGCTGCGGGTTCTCTTATTGACGTTCTCCTATACTGCGGCTTCAAAACCAACGTGGATAAAACGTTTCTTGAGGGGCCTTTCCGTGAAAGTTGTGGTAAACACTACTTTCATGGACATGACGTAACCCCGTTTTATATAAAAACGCCTGTTGAGACACTGGAAAGACAATTCTGGATTGTAAACACAGTTCGGATGTGGACGAGTGATCGTTGGCATCCTGAGCTGTACCAGAAACTGTATAACTATCTAGTGAAAAGTATCCAGCAAAAGCACCGATATTTGGTGCCTATGAGCCTAGGCTCTGAAGCTGGTATTTGGGCGTCTTTTGACGAGGCACATCCCACTTTTTCAAGGTGGAATCAGATGTTCTCGTTAAAGCGGCTGACAGCCAGGAGGAGTAAGCATTCTCCCAATGGTTATGCAGCTGTACTTCACTGGTTTAATGGGGCTGTTGATTTTGACAGCCCTTCAGTGATGAAGGGGTCCTCCTCTGGCATTCAGCTAGAGAAGGGTGAGGTTGCGTACTTTCACTCAAGACAGTACGTACCGTGGTG